CAGTGTAAGACAACCTTTGAGCAGATGGTGGACAACATCGTCTTTGCTACTGACTGCGATAGTGCTTACCTTGTGTTCTCAGGTAAGGGCAACTTCCGACTAGACCTACCTAGCTCCTACAAAGAGAACCGCAGCGAGACACGCAAACCTCTAGGTTATCAAGAGCTGCGTGACTTTGCTGAAGACGTATATCACTCATATACCCCAGAGGGTATGGAGGCTGATGACTACGTTGTCTATATGAAGACAACATACCCTGAGGACTATATTCTTTGTGCTATCGACAAAGACGTTCTGTACCAGACTGTAGGTACTCACTACAACTATGGTAAGGATGAAGAGGTTACGGTAACTGAGTGGGAGGCGATTAAGTTCGCCTACTACCAGACCCTCACGGGGGACACATCGGATGGATACAAAGGTGCTATTGGTATAGGCCCTGTAAAGGCTAATAAAATCTTAGCTAACTGCGAGACCGAAGAAGAGCTCTGGAAGGCTGTTGTAGCCACATACGAAGAGCGTGGGCAGACAGAAGAGGAAGCTATTTGGACTATGCGTCTGGCTAATATGCATCAGTATGATGGCACTAAAATTGTGTTATGGAAGCCACACTTTCAATAGACGGACATATTAGAAAAGGATACACCAAATGTTACCTAAAGTAACAAAAGAATCTTTAGAGAATATCATTGATTCTCTTGAAGATCGTTTTCCAAACAGCATACCGAAATCAAAAACTACCCAAGAGGATATACACATCCTTATCGGTCAGCAATCGGTTATTCGGTATCTGAAAGAATTTCTGGAGGCTCAGTATGGCTGACGTTGATATTGTCATTTATACAGACACCTACCATAAAGAACTAGAAGCAATGCTCGTAGACTTCTCACAAGAGGTCTACGGGTACGGTACAGCTAACTTAGATCAATTCGTCCAGCAACACTGGGTGATCTACTTAGCGATGAAAGGCGATGAGGTAATTGGCTTTTCGAGCTTCAACATAAATCACTACTTCGGACTGCGTCCTCCTACAGTTGGTAATTCTTACTTATACGTAAAACCAGCTTATAGGAAAGGTAAGGCAACTTACTTGCTCACTAAACAAGCTGGCTTCGTTAGTATTGATATCGACTTACCTCTTGAAACCTATTATGCCTCTGACGCATCTAAGAAGATCGGTGATCGTCTATTAGGGACCGAGGGCTCCTTTATGTACGAAACTCATTTCTATGATGTAGATAAAGTCAAAGAAGGCTACAAACACTTTAAAATATAGAAGGATATTCATTATGGCTAAAAAGGGCGGCGGCGTTGTAGAGAAACCCGTATTCGTTCCACCAGCAGCAGCACCGAAAGCTGCCGAAGCTGCGACCATTCAAGACGCTGTAACCACTCAGGAACAGCAGCTACGTAAGCGTGAAGCTGCTAAGATGGGCGCTAAGTCGCTCCAGATTCCTGTAACTGGTCAAGGCGCTACACCTACCGTAGGCACTGGTCAATAAGGAACATTTAGATGGCAACTACTAAAGCATACTCTCCCGAAGAGCTAATTGCGTTGCTATCGAACTCCAAAGAGAAATTTCAAAAGTTAGATTCGGGGCGTACATCAGTTCTTGACCGAGCCCGTGAATGCTCCAATCTAACTATTCCGTCTGTGATCCCTGCAGATGGTCACACAGAATCCGACGATCTTGCGACCCCTTATCAGGCTGTAGGCTCTCGCCTTGTTCACAACCTAGCTAACAAATTGTTGATGGCACTTTTGCCTCCCAACACTGCATTCTTCCGCTTGCTTCCGCAGCCAGAAATGGTTCAGCTTGCAAAGGAACAACAGCAGAACGAAGAGCTAGAAAAGAACCTTGTTACTATTGAAAACGAAGTTCTTCGACAAGTCGAGCGTGAAGCTTTGCGTGTACCAATCTTTGAAGCAATCAAATCACTTATTATTGGTGGTAATGCTTTGCTGTATAAAACAAAGACTGGTGTGAAAAGCTATAAGCTGGCTGATTATGTTGTAGCCCGTGATTTCTCTGGGAACCCGATAGAAATTATTACAAAGGAAGCGGTATCTAAAGACGCTCTTCCAGATGACATCCTGCAACAGGTAATGTCTGACCCTGACCTCCGTGAATCCGAGAAGGTCACAATCTATAGCCGTGCTATCCTTAAAGAAGGTACTTGGTATTCGTTCCAAGAAGTAGAAGGCTTCCTTGTGGAAGGCTCCGAAGAAACCTTTAAAGAAGACGGTGCTCTCCCCTATATCCCACTACGCTGGACATCGATCAATGGTGAAAACTATGGTCGTGGTCTTGTTGAGCAATACCTAGGCGACTTCCGTAGCCTTGAGGCACTCTACCAGCTACTACTCGAAGCTTCCTCGGTAATGAGCCGTGTGATCTTCGGTAAGCGGGCTGGTTCTGTACTCGACATCGACGACATCAACGAAGCTGAGAATGGTGTTTGTATCCTTGGTGACTTGGAAAACGACATCACAACTCTGCGTGTTGATAAAGGTGCTGACCTGAGTGTTCCTATGAACATGGTCCAAGACCTTACTCGTCGTCTCGAACAGGCCTTCTTGGTTGCTTCGTCCGCAGCACGTGACTCAGAGCGGACAACCGCTACCGAAGTACGCTTTATGGCTGCTGACTTGGAACAGTCGCTTGGTGGTGTTTACTCGTTGCTTGCACTGGAGCTTCAGCGGCCTCTGGCCTCTCTGCTTCTCAAGCAGTCGAAAGCTGACATCCAGAGCCTTGGTATCGATATTGTTGTAATCACTGGTGTAGAGGCTCTCGGTCGTACCGCAGAGCTTGATCGCCTTCGTCAATTCAACGCATTGCTACAAGAAACTGGTGCTGCGGAGATGATCCTTCAGCGAATGAACCTTGGTGTTTATATTGACAAGATTGCTAACGCACTGTCTATGGACGCTACTGGTCTCATCAAGACTGATCAGGAACTTCAAGCAGAACAGCAAGCGGCTCAACAACAGCAACAGCAACAGATGATGATGCAGCAAGGCACACAGGCTGTAGCTGGGGCAGCACAAGCACAACTTTCCAAATAACAACTTAACAGGAGACAACAATGGCACCTAAGACTCACCACGAGCTTAAAGTAGATGCTCTAAAAAAGAAAAATTCTAAAACTATCACTGACAGCGACTATGTAATGCGTGATATCGAAAAGGAGATCGCAGAAGGCGATACTCGCAATATGATCGATATTACCCCAGAAGCATATCGTGTGAAGAAAGCACCTGCTGCACGGACTAAAGCAGAGGAGTAATCTATGTCGGATGAAGTACAGAACGTTGCAGAGGAGGTCTCTCAGGAGGCCTCCCAAGCTCCCTCGGTAACCCCTGAGGAGCAAGCAGCAATTGATCGTTATCGTCAATCACAGCAAACCTCGGAAGAGCGTAATGCTGGTATGCCTGAAGGCTACAATGAAGACGGTACACCCAAAGAAGAGCTCATTGCAGGTAAGTTTAAATCGCAAGATGACTTGGTAAAAGCCTATGAGGAACTTCAAAAGAAATTGGGCCAGCCTAAAGAGGAAACTCAGGCTGCACCCGAAGCTGAACCTCAGGATACTGAAACCTCAGCGGATCAGGTAAACTTTTCAACTGTTGAATACGAACAAGAGTTCGCAGCTAATGGAAGCTTGTCTGATAAGTCTTACGCCGACCTAGAAGCTAAAGGCTTCACACGGACACAGGTAGATGCTTACATTAAAGGACAACAAGCATATGCCACATCGCTCCGTAGTGAAATCTATAATTCTGTAGGTGGCGAAGAATCGTATACCCAGCTTATTCGTTGGGCATCAGAAAACGTGGACCCCGCAGCAATCAAAGAATATAACGATGCTGTGGATGCGATGGATCAACCCCGCATCATGCGGTCCCTAGAATACATGAACCTTAAATATGGTCAGAACCAGCCTCGTGAAGCTCGACGCTTAGAGGGTGATTCTCCTGCGGGTGGCATTCAGCCTTACGCCAACAAAAACGATTGGCAGCGTGATATGACCTCCCGTCTTTACGGCAAAGACCCCAAGTTCACCAATATGGTGGATCAGCGCTACTTGGCTGCTCGTAAAAAAGGTATCTTGTAAAAGTTAGGCTGCTCTGAGTTTTGTCTCCTTCTTGGAGTGGCCTATTCAAATCTTTAAGGAGCGTTCCTCTTATGTTGTGTGTTTACCACGTAGACTCTAAGCCCGAAGACAGCCCTTGCGGGGGCCTCGTTTAGGACAACTTATAGTAAACAGAATAACAACAGCTATAGAGATTTACAATTTTAAATCCACATACATAAGGAATGTAAAAAATGGCACTAACTGTAAACAACATCGGTAACAACTCGTCGACCCCGCGTGGCGTCCCTACCGAAATGAACAACGCAATGGAAATCTACTACGGTTCGGTTCTCACCGCATTTGACCGTAAGAACGTTTTCCTCGACCTCGTAACCACCAAGTCGATTGACTCTGGTTCGTCGGTTTCGATCCCTGTAATCGGTCAGTCCTCGGACGCTGATACGAACACCCACGTGCCCGGCACCGAGCTGACCATGTCGGCTATCCCAGTTCGTGAGCGTATCATCAACATCGATGCTCTCGAATACTTCGCTCTGGCTGTTGACAAGTTTGAAGAAAAAGTTCTTCACTTCGAAACCCGTGGTGAACTGGCAAAGCAAGCTGGTGAAGCTCTGGCTGTTAAGATCGACAAAGCTGTTGCTAACGCAATCCGCCTTGCTGCTGAAACTTCGGGCACCATCGGTGGCGCTGCTGTTCAGGCTGACGGTACTGAAGTTAACAACGATGCTATCGGTGCTGCTGCTACCCCTGCCCTCAAAGGCGAAGCTCTGATCGAAGCTGTATTCGCTGCTGTTGCTGCGATGGAAGGCAAAGACGTATCGGGTGAGAAGGTTCTCGTTGTAGACCCGCTGCACTACTCGTACCTCGCACAGTCCTCGGCTGTGAACAAAGACATCACCTCTGGTGACAACGGCGGTATCAACAAAGGTACTGTCATGGAAGTTGCTGGCATTCGCATCTACAAATCCAACTACGTTGGCACTGGTACTGCAATGACCTCTGGCAAGCTCCTGAAAGCTCTGCTGTTCACGAACGAAGCTGTTGCTGTCGCTAAGCTGATGGACGTTACTTCTGAAGTTAACTACATCCCTGAGCAACTCGCAACCCTCATGACCACCTACTACTCGTATGGTCTGGGCGTTCTGAAACCTGCTGCTGCTTGTGCAATTACTGCAACTGCATAATAGTAGTCTCTAAAGGAGGCACCCTTCGGGGTGTCTCTCATATAGGCTACTTGTATTATTATAAGGATATTTAAAATGATCACTGAGATCGACGCAATTAACCGAATGCTGCGTTATATTGGTGAGTTGCCGATCCCATCGACGGTGACCATTGACCAGCTACCAGAAGGACACGAAGCTGTTATTGCCCGTACTGTCCTTGCTGAAACCCTACGTGAAGAACAAGAAGAAAAGTGGTGGTTCAACACCTTCACAATTAGCCTTGTTCCTGACTCTCAGGGTTACCTACTTCTCCCTGTAAACGTTATTGCCTATGAGGATGCCGACCTGTTCCAAGAAGGTGGTCTGATGTACGACCGTATCTCTCAGAGCCCTATCTTCACAGAACCACGTGAAATGGTAGTCCGCTATAACATTACATTTGATAACCTTCCTGACGTATTCCGCACCTATGTGATCCTTGTGGCTTCCCGCCACCTTCACACATACCTTAATGGCGACGAAACAACTCAGAAGGAACTTGAACAAAAAATCAACCAAGCTCGTGTTAAGGTCGAGCGTGAACATCTTAAGCAAAAGAAGTTTAACCTCGTTCGTGGTGGTCGTCTCGTTGATCGTGGCGTCAACCCAACAGCACTAGCATAAGGAAGGGCCCCAGATGGCTAAAATTAACAAGGTTTATGGGGCCTTCTTTAACGGGGTCTCAGAACAGAACCCAGAACTTGCTCTGGATAACCAATGCAAGGAAATGATTAACTGTATGCCTGATGTGGTTCGTGGTATTAAGAAGCGACCACCAGCTGTGCTTACAAAACACCAAGATAACACAACAAACCCACAACTAGCAGATTCTTATGTATTCCACTCGTATGATCGTGGTGAGAACAATGAAGAATATCTGATGATGGCTACGTTGTCTAC